ACAACGGGTGGACTGCCCGGCTTGACGGTATCCATTTCGTTCAGCATCGCCCCGAATTGGAGCGGGAACATCCTGCTCAAGAACAACACGACGAATGGCTCGATCGTTCTGGCGAAGCAGAGCTCGACTGCGTGGCAGGTGAATAGCAACCCGGGAAATATCGTCCGCGCGGGATTTACCGACAACTTCACTATCCAGCCGTCTAGCTAGATTCGGCGGGAAACAAAACTACCATCTGCACCAACAATCGGGGAAACCATGGCAAACCGTACGCTTACCGAAGACGACGTCAAGGCGATCGCCGAACAAATCGAAAGCGGCATCACGCAACGTTTCCAGCTCAACGTCGGCCGCGGGATCCTCGGTCTGGCGTGGCGGGTTTTCATGTACGCCTTGGTCGCCGTTGCCGCCTATGGGGCGGGTGGCGGCCTGAAGAAGTTCTTCTAGGAGATGGATATGCTCGAATCGATCAAATCCGCCATCGAGGCTCGTTTCCAGGCGCTCGCGAACGACGGCCGCGCATTCGTCGACAAGGTCGAGGAAATCGTCGGCCTCGGCAACGCCGCGAAGGAGCTCTCCGATCTCGAATCGCGCATGACGTCGATCGTCACGGATACCGAGGCCACCGCCGAGCAGAAGGTCGAGCAGATCCTGCGCGCGGTGGGCAAGCTGTGAGCAGCTTCGACGACGCCTTCGAAGCCCTGATGGGCAACGAGGGCGGGTATTCGAACAGCCCTGCAGACCCGGGCGGCGAGACGATGTGGGGCATTACGGCCCGCGTCGCGCGTGCGAACGGGTATGGCGGGGACATGCACGCGCTGGCCCAGGCGACCGCGAAGCAGATCGCGAAGCGGGTCTACTGGGATCCGTACTACTGCGACCAGTTCGATCCGCGAGTGGCTTTCCAGGTGTTCGATGCTGCCTATAACGGCGGCCTGCCGGTGACGTGGCTTCAGCGCGCCGCGGGGTTGGAACCGGACGGCCGCATCGGACCGGTCACGATCGCGAAGGTGAATGCTACTGATCCTCTGCGCATCGTCTCTCGTTTCCTTGCGTACCGGCTGAAGTATCTGGCTGATCTGCACAACTGGCCAGCATTCAGCCATGGGTGGGCGAATCGCATCGCCAACAACCTTTTGAAGGGAGCCGCGTGATGGGATTCCTCGATCCGATTTCCGCAGTCTCCGACGTCGTCGGGAAGATCATCGATCGCGTCTGGCCGGACCCGGCGCAGGCCGCCGCCGCAAAGCTCCAACTGCTCCAACTGCAGCAGACCGGCGAGCTCGCACAGATTACCGGGCAGATGCAGATCAACCAGGCCGAGGCGCAGAGCACTGACCCGCTGCAGCACTGGCGCGGTGGTATGGGCTGGGTGTGCGTGTGCGGGTACGCGTGGAACTTCGTGCTACGCCCGGCGATGAGTGATATTTCCGCGCTTTTCGGGCACCACATCGTGCTGACAGAAATGGATCTCACGCAGCTCGCGACGATCACGATCGGCATGCTCGGCTTGGGTGGCATGCACGTCTATCAACAGGTCAAAGGAAAATGAACAACCTGATCCGGATCGGCGGAGGTATCGACACGGCCCCCTTGCTGCTTGCCATCGCGAGACAGCCGGGTCTGTGGAATCGCCATACCGCGCGTACCGAAGCGGAAGGCAGCCCGCACACCGACGTTTCGGACATCTGGCTTCGCTACAACGACGAGAAGCCGTACAAGGCGGCCGGCGACTACACCGGGTTCAACGATGCGCACGACGCGATCTTCTACCCGGAGTGGTACGCGCTGCCGCAGGTTCGGCCGATCGTATTCGGCCTGATGGCGCGCGTCGAAGGTACGCGCCTGGGCGGAATCTTGATCACGAAGGTTCCGGCCGGCAAGCGCATCCTGCCGCACGCCGACGATAGCTGGCATGTGCGGCACTTCAACACCAAGCTCTACGTGCCGTTGCAGACGAATCCGAAGTGCTGGAACCGCGTCGAGGATGAACGCGTAGTCATGGCGCCGGGCGATGTCTGGTACTTCGACAACACGAAAGAGCATGAGGTGGTCAACGAGGGCGACGACGATCGGATCACGTTGATCGTGTCGATTCGGTGCGAAAAATGACCATCAAGCACCACTTCACAGCCGGCGGTGTATATGCGCGAGAGCAGACGCTGCGTGCGGGCGAAGAAGTGCAGAAGCACGTGCATGACTATGACCATCTGAGCTATCTCGCGCACGGTACCGCGATGCTCGACATCGAAGGCGAGCTGCAGGTACTGCACGGCCCCTGCATGCTCGAAGTGAAGGCAGGACGCGCGCATCGCATCACCGCGCTGACCAATGTGACGTGGCTCTGCATCCATGCCGAAAGCGTGGCGGATCCCGAGATGTTGAAGAAGGAGTGAGCCATGCCGTTCGCAGCTGTTGCTGGGGGTCTCGCCGCAGGAGTTGGGGGCTCTCTTGTATCGGGATTGCTGTCTCCAGGCACATCAGGGGGTAGCGGAGGAGGGAGCTACTACGTTCCCACGGGACTGCCGACTGCAGACTCGACGTGGCAAAGCCTGCTGGGCAACATCAGCAACATCTTCAACTCGAATGGGCTGGGCACGCCATCGATCAATTCGCTGAACAACGGGATTGCCGCGAGCAACCAGTACGGTCCGGCATACCAGACAGCGGCGAATCAGGCGGGCATCGGGTACACGAATGCCGGGAACGCGCTGACCGGTCTGGGCAATCTCGACCTGATGACGCAGGGCAACTTGCTGAACGCAGGGCAGAACGTCTTCCAGATGGGACTGGATCCGCAGCATGCGCTCTACGATCGCACGCTGAACAACGTGCAGCAGCAGGTGAACGCTAGCAACTCGATGTACGGGCTTGGATCGTCCGCGGCGGGTGCTGGCGTGGCGAACCAGGCTCTGTCGAACTTCAATATCGACTGGCAGAACAACCAGTTGTCTCGCGCGCTGCAGGGCCTACAGGGCTATACCGGCGCTGCGACCACGGCGGGCCAGTACGGCCAGGCCGGCGCGAACGCACTGACGCAAGCGCCGCAATACACGCTGCTCGGTGGCTCGACGCCGTACAACACGGCGCAGACGATCGCCGCGACGCCTGGATCCCTCGAAAGCACGTACGCCGACTTCCTGAACAAGGCAGTGTACGGACCGGCCGAAGGAATCATGGGATCGATCATCCCGTACATGAACTACGGTCAAGGCGCGCAGTCCGTGCCGTTCCAGAGTCAGGCGCAAGGAGCCGGCGCTGCGGGTAGCCTTGTCTCGCAAGGCATCTCTGGTCTGGGCAACGCGATCCAGAATGCCGGCGGCTTCGGCAACTTCTTCAACGGCACGACCGGCTCGTTCGGCGGCGGGGATTTCAGCGGCGCGTTCACGTCGAGCCCGTACTACTCGGGCGGCGGGAACTCGTACGGTTTCACGATGGGGTAAGCCATGGCCGGACTCGCAGGGCTTCCGTACTTCCTTCAGTACCAACAGCAGGCGCAGGAACAGGCCCTGCAGCGCCAGTATGCCCAGATGCAGATGGCGCAGTTCCAACAGGCACAGCAGGATCGGCAGCGGCAGCAGGCCGCGCTGATGGCCGCAGGCAATGCGCTGCCGCAACTGCTCGCGGGACAGCAGCCCGCGCAGATGCCCCCTCCGCCTCAAGCACCGAATCCGGGCCAGCCATCCGCGCCGGCGCAACCGCTGCCTGCAGGCGCTGGGCTGGGCCAGATGCCGCCGCTTCCACCTGGCATGCCCGCGGGAATGGGGCGGGGCACCGGCGCGGCTGGCAAACCACCGCTGCCCCCGTTCCAGCCGATGCCCACGGCTGGAAGCCCGGCGCAAGCGACTCCCGCGCAAATCCCTGCGCCACCGGCTACTCCTTCGCCCAACGGTATGCAGCAGCCCGGCGGCCCGCTCACGCTCGACAACGCCATCAAGGTGCTGCAGGACCAAGGCTTGTCGGGCGCCGACTTGATGGCCGGTCTGCAGCAGCTCACACCGATCCTCGATTCGCAGGCTAAGGCGCAGGCGGCGCAGATCCAGATGCGCTTCGAACAGGAAATGAAGCTGCAGGCCGTGCAGGATCGGCACGCCTTGCTCGAGGAACGAATCCGTGAAGCTAACCAGAGATCAGAAGATCGCGCGTTGGATCGTGCGGACCGCGCGCAGGCGCGCGCTGAGTCGAATGCTCTTCGTGCTGAATCAATTGCGCTCCGCAAACAGACCATCGCGCTAGCCAACGGCGACGACGCGAAGTTCTCGCCGGAAGACCTGAAGTTTCTGGCGGAACAGGCGCGCGCGGGCGATACGTCGGTGTACCAGAACCTCGGCCGCGGCGCGCAGGGCGCGAAGAATATCGTCGCGCTGCGCCGCGAGGTGATGCGCCAGGAGCGAGAGGCCGGCGGCACCGGTGCCGACATTGCCGCTGCGAACGCTGGATTCCAGGGCGAGAAGGCGGCCGCACGTACCGGAGCCACGAAGGCGGCGAACGTCGGCATGGCCGTCGCTGAAGCGCAGAAGACTTTCCCGCTCGTGCGGCAGGCATCGGCTGCGCTCCCGCGCACGGAATTCCCCGGCGTGAACAAAGCGCTTCAGGCAGCTCAGACGGGCTCGGGCGACCCGCGCGTGGTGGCATTGGGTACGGCGCTCAACACGTCGATCAACGCTTATGCTCGAGCGATCAGCCCGAGCGGTACGCCGACGGTCGCCGACAAGGAGCATGCGCGCGAGCTTCTCTCGACCGCCAGCACGGATGCGCAACTGAATGCGGTGCTGGCCGTCATGGAAAAGGAAATGTCGGCTGCCCGACAGGCGCCGGCCGAAGTTCAAGCACAGCAGAAGGCCCGCATTTCCGGCCGCGGTGAAGGTGCACCGTCTGTCGGACTGCCGGCCGGGTGGTCAGTTAAGGAGCACTGATGCCCACGTTCACTTTCACCTCTCCGGACGGGAAAACCTATGACGTGCAGGGTCCTGATGGCGCTACCAAAGAGCAGGCGTTTTCGATCCTCCAACAGCGTCTCGGTGCAGATGGTGGCGCTGCGCCGGCAGCGTCGCGCGGCCCTGTCGCGCCTCTCGACCGTCTTCCGCCTGATAGCCCGGCAACGGGTATGATGCCGCAGCACGCCGACACCATCGCAGAGCGTCTGCTCGGATTGGGAAAAAGCGCGGTCGGGCTCGGCGAAGCCGGTTTGTCGGCCGCAACCGGTGCGCTGGCCGCGCCTGTGGGCGCCGCGTACGGCATCGGCAAGACGCTCACCAGCGGCAAGTTCGGCACGCAGCAGGGCATCGAGGAAGGTGATCGCGCGGGCGCTGCGCTGGCCAACAAGCTGACGTACCAACCGCGCACCGAGGCCGGCCGGTCTGATGTCGAGGCGCTCGGTAATTCCGGGCTGATGCATGCTCTGCAAGGACTACCGGTCGAATCTCCGATGATCGCGAGGATCCCGGAGGTGCCGCGCGGTGTGCTGGCCACCGGGGAAGGCACCGCCGGCGCCGCCCGAGCTGGTGCGAACGCCGTTGGCCGGGATGCCGTGCGTGCCGCTGCTCGCGCGCTGCCCGAAGTCGATCCGCAGACGCTGCAGCTTGCGCGTGAGGCGCACCAGATGGGCTTCCGTCTCACGCCGGATATGGTGTACGGGAACAAATATGCGCGTGGCGCTGGCGAGCTGGTCCAAGACAATCCGTTCGTCGGTAAGACCGTGCGAGAACACAATCAACAGGTCTTTAACTCGCACCTTGTCAACGCCATTGGCGGCGAAGGCGAGAAGCTGACCCGAAAGACATTTTCTGATGCTATGGATAGGTCGGGTAACGCGATCGGCGTCATCGCTGAGAAGTACCCGTTGCCGATCGATCAGTCGTTCATCACGAAACTGCGGGAGAACGGAGCAAACCAGTTGCCGGAAGTGCGGGGTGTCGTTAATCGATACGCGCAAATGATCGATGAAGCCGCTGGAAAGCCTGCCGCTCTCGTTGGTGGAGGGCGCACTGCCACGCCACGGGAAATGCCTGGGCCGGTATTTCGGCGCATCAATACGGCGCTCTCGAAGCAAATCCGAGAGACAGCCAACGGAGATTTGCGCAGTGCTCTGCGCGGCCTTCAGGACGATCTTCTTGAGGAGCGCGCTAAATACATGAGCCAGTCCGATCTGGACGCGTACAACGAAGCGCGTCGCCAATATGCAATTGGCAGCACGCTGGAGCCACTCGTTGCCAAGTCGTCGACCGGGGATATTTCTCCGGCCGCCCTGCTTGGCGTGGTGACGAAAAATGCGGCGGGGAAATCCGCCATGGCGCGCGGCACTGCCGGTCAGATGGGCTTGTTGGCGGACATCGGACAGCGCTTTCTGAAAGAGCGTCCGTCGAGCGGGACAGCCGAGCGCGCGCTCATGCAGAACCTGCTCACGCACCCTCTTGGCACGGTGGCCGCGGGCGGAACTGCTGCCCTGACCGCGCCAGCCGCTGCTGCGTACAACCGCTTCGGTCCGGAAGTGACCGACCTTCTCATCCAACGGCCTCCGCAATGAGAATTCTCGCGATCGACGTCGGTTCGAACTGCCTCGATTGGCTGATGCGCTGCCAGGAGTGGGGGCACCAGGTTCTCTGGTACGACAAGCCACGTCCGGACGGTACCGATCGTCATGCGGGCGAGGGGATCGTTCCGAAGATCCGCGATTACGATGAGCTGCGCCGGAAGTGGTTGGGATGGGCCGACCTGATCTACACGCCCGACAACGTCAGTTATCTCGAGATGCTTGAGCCATACCGACGGATTGGCTATCCGATCTACGGCTGCAACCTGGCGGCGGTAGAGTGGGAACTCGATCGAGAAGTTGGGCAGAAGGTCATGGAAGAGTGCGGGATGCGCATCATTCCCGGCAAGACGTTCCACGACTACGATTCCGCCATCGCCTATGTCAAGAAGGAAAGCAAGGCGTTCGTGTCAAAGCCATCCGGCGACGGTGAACGCGCTATGTCCTACGTCGCGGACAGCGCGGCGGACATGGTCTACATGCTCGGGCGCTGGAACAAAATCGACAAGTACCGCTCCGCGGCCCGCAAGGACGGCTTCATCCTGCAGGAGAAGATCAGCGGCATCGAAATGGCCGTGGGCGGCTTCTTCGGCCCGGACGGCTGGTCGCGCGGTTGGGTCGAGAACTGGGAAAACAAAAAGCTGATGAACGGCGACTTGGGCGTCAACACCGGTGAGATGGGCACCACGGTGCGCGTCGTCCGGCAGTCGAAGCTTGCCGACGAAGTTTTGAAACCCGCCACCGAGCACCTGAAGCGCATCGGCTATGTCGGGTACGTCGACGTGAACTGCATGATCCCAACCGACGGGAAGGGCCCGTATCCGCTCGAATGGACGATGCGTGACGGCTGGCCGATCCGCCACAACCTGACAGCGCTGATCGAGGGCGACCCGGCGCAGTGGATGGCCGATAAGATCCAGGGCCGCGATACGCTGAAGATACGCATGGACGAGGTGTGCATCTCGGTGCTGATGGCGCTGCCCGACTTCCCGTATTCGAAGATCACCAACAAGGAGCTGTGCGGGATCCCGATCTATGGGGCCGAGGACATGGATCACCTGCACTTCTCCGAGGTGATGATGGGTGTCGCGCCGCGCGAGGTGAACGGCAAGGTGGTCGATTTGCCGGGGCCGGTAACGGCCGGCGACTACGTGATGATCGCAACAGGCACGGGAGAGACGATCACAGGTGCAAGGAGGTCTGCCTACAGCGCGATCAAGAAGGTGAAGATCCCGAACAGCCCGTTCTATCGAACTGACATCGGTGTTGGCCGTCTGAAGAAGCAATTGCCCGAGCTGCAGCAGATGGGCTATGCAAAAGGCCTGAGCTACTGAAATGCGACGATCCATGCGAGCCGGGTTCATTTCCGAGGAATCGATCAAGACCGCCTTAACCGAGTCCAAGGGAGACATCTTCTTGGCTGCGTCGACGCTCGACTGCACCGCTCATGAGTTGGACGGTTACATCCGTGCATCGGCTGAGCTCCAGGGATTCGCTGCGGCGATCGAGAAGGTCAAGGTGGATCCGTCGTATTCCCGTATGAGCAGTGAACAGTTCGACGCCCGGGTCGCGGACCTCACACGTGCGTATAAAGTGGTCGGTCTTGAGGAACTCCACGGTCTGGCCACGATGAATCACAAGGACAGCGCAGCGATGGCGAAGGTCAAGCTGCAGGCTGCGATTGCCCTGCGAGGCGGCGAACAGCGCGCCGTTGGCGATCGAGAGATCGAACACGCTCTGTCCGAACTCAACCAGCTCTATCACCAGAACGCGCCGAGGATCAAAGAAATCCGCCAGACCGTCGTCACGCTTGCAGATGGTCGGGAAGCGACTCGACAAGTGATCGAACTTCAGCCAGATCAGCAATAGCCTGTTGGCGCTTGCGATCGAGGACGTCCCAATCGGGCTCGTCGCTCCGGTAGACCTGCCACTTCGTCAAAGAGATGTGCCCGAGGCGCGCCATCTCCTTGATCGCGGCCTTGTGGCCTTCCTCGCGAACCACTTTCTTCGATTCCGTACGACCGCGTCCGATCCAATCCCAAGCGGGCACCATGCCGGTAGCTTCAGGCGCCAATCGCGGGCGCAGTTCCCATTCCTCAACTGGCTTCAGACTCCTGCGCATGTACGTCACGCGCTGGCGAGGAATGCCGGTTTCGGACTCAAGCTGCTCGTCCGTCAATCGTCGTCCGCAGCACGCATTCCAAATCACGCACAGGTCCTCGATACGGGGAGTGCGCAGGTCGATGCATTCTTCGTGCACGCGCCAGGTGTGCGGGACCGGGATCACGGTGTACTCGGACGTGTTGACGTGTGATCGGGTCAGTCGGTCCATCGTCATCGGGCATTCCACGAATACAAGGACGTCGGCAGGTCCAGCACGATCCGAGTACGTATACCGATCCAGCAACACACCGCCGTTCTCTTTCCACCTTGCCAGTTGCCCATCGCTCGCCCGATCCCACCACGCCCATACGTAGACAGGGAGATCGGCGATCGATGCGCTCTTGAAAAACGCCGGCTTGATAGTCGTGTACCCGCGGTTCACCAGCACGTGGGTGAATCCCGCAAATGCCTTACGGATCGAGCCGGCCGTATCAGAAGTCGAATAGAGCTTCAC